AGAAGATGCTATTAAGACTGCCATTAGAGATATAAAAAGTAAAAGGAACCTATAGCTATAGGTATAAATAGTACTAAAAGAGATTAACCATTATGTCAACCAATAAAGTCTCCTCTATCCAAGACGGTAACCTACAGGTCGCTCCGATCACTACTACGGTATCTCGTACGTATTCGGATATAGACTGTACGTTCGAAGCTTCTCCGGTTACAGGAATATACAAAAAGACAGATGCCGCTGCTGTTCGTCAATCAGTTAAGAACCTATTGATGACTAACCATGGCGAATTGCCTTTTAGACCTTATTACGGTGGTAACCTTAATGATCTTCTATTTTCTCTGTCTACGGATCTAGAAAGTAGTGATGTAGAAAGTAACGTACGTTATGCTATAGAAAAGTACGAACCAAGAGCAAGAATACAAACTATTAGAAGTACCATTAGACCAGATTATAACTCTATGGACATATCGATAGTTTTTGAAGTTGTCAATACACAAAAAGTTGTTACGTTGAACGTTAATATTGCAAGGACTAGATAAATGGCTATACAGAATTCTGAGTTAGATTTTTTCCAAATCAAATCTCAACTACAAACGCACTTCGAACAACAAGAAGAATTTCGTGACTACGACTTCTCTGCGAGTGGACTCTCTAACATCCTAGATGTATTGGCGCATAATACGCACATCAATGCTCTGACCGCAAACATGGCGATCAACGAATCATTCTTGTCATCCGCTCAGTTACGTTCATCGGTGGTATCTCACGCAGAGTCATTAGGGTATGTACCTAAGTCTAGGGTAGCATCTACCGCACTCGTGTCACTATCTATTACTGACAACGCTGCTGGGGCCGCGTCACTAACCATACCTTCGGGTACAGAGTTTAGTGCGTCGGTCGGCAACAATGTGTATTCCTTTACTACTCAAGAAAGGTGTATTGCTTCTAATGAGTCGGGTACATATGTTTTCAATACTCCTTCGGGGGAATCTACGATCACTTTAAAGGAAGGTGTTAAGAAGACAAAGACATTCATCGTAGACAAAGACTCTCTTGGTGCGGTGTATGTGATACCGGATGATACTTTGGACGTGTCCACTATAAGTGTTCGTGTATATGATAACTATCTATCAACAAGCTTCGAAACCTTCAGCGATATAAACACGGTTGCTACCGTGACCGATTCCTCAAGAGTATTCATCGTACGTGAAACCCCTAAAGGTCAGTACGAGATATTCTTTAGTGACGGAAACATTCTGGGTGCTGCTCCATTAGCGAACAATAGAATCGAAGTAGAATATATTTCTTCTAGAGGTGCAAGTGCTAACGGTGCGATATCATTCTCTACCGCATTAACTCTAGATAATCCTAGTAAGAATATCACTGTAGGGTTGGTAGCAGGTTCGGCAGGTGGTGCAGAAAAGGAATCAATCAACTCGATTAAGTTGAATGCTCCACGTGTGTTCACTACGCAGAACAGACTGGTTACCGCGAGTGACTATACCGCCCGTATATTAAGTGGGTACAGTTCTTACGTCGACGACGTTATTACATGGGGTGGTAATGAAAACGTACCTCCGCAGTACGGTAAAGTATTTATTAGCTTAAAATTTGCAGATGGTCTACCATCAGCTACTCAGGCCGTGGTGCAAGCGGATATTAAAGATCAGTTGATAGGTAACCTCTCTATCATGTCTATAGACACTGAGTTTGTTGCTCCAGCAGAAACGTTCGTGGAGTTGACCACGGTATTTAACATTGATCCTATTAAGAATCCTTTGACTACTCAAGCGTTACAGGGACAGGTAGATCGATACATCGTTCAGTACATGGCAGACACTACGACTAAGTTTGGTGCTATCTTCCGTAGGTCTAACCTATTAGCTAAGATAGACGAACTATCGAGCGCAGTGTTGAACTCTAAAATGTCGATTCGCGTACAACAACGTATCAACGTTTCAGAAGAAATTGCTAGCATAAATATTGTCAGACAGGCACTTCCTACTCCTCTATCTATTTTAGATTATCTAGAGAGAGAACATACAGTAAACTTCCCTTTCAAGTTAGCATCACCGGACAACGATGATCATTCAATCGCCTCGTCGATATTTAAGTCTAACGGACAGAACGTTTCTATCAAGAACAAATTAGGTAGCAATAAATTGCAACTAGTAGATATTAATGATGTAGTGAAGATACCTAACGTTGGTTCGTACGATGCAGACAAAGGTATAGTATATCTTAATGCAGTAAGGATTGATGAGAATGGATATACTGGTACAGGTATCAAGATATCTGCTGTCCCTGCTAACCAAAGTACACTTAACCCTCTACGTAACTATACTGTTACTTTAGACCAATCTCTGTCGTCGACGACAGGTTACGCTGATGCTGGAGCAACTAAGGTAATAGTATAATGTCAAATCTTATAAACGAACAATATAGATCTGATGTTAAGTTTAACCGCAATCAGGTCACTCAGGCATTACCGTCATTCTTTCAGGAAGAGTATCCTCAACTGGTATCCTTCTTAGAGAAGTATTACGAGTATTCCGGAGAAGACGGAACTGGTTCAGTAATTGATCAGATCCACGATTTGTTTGATATAAGAAATATATCATCTACAGAGATTAAGCACTTAGACAGTCTGATAGGAGAGATCAGTGACGGATTAGAAACGTCATCATTCTACCAGAGCCCTAGATTGATGGCAAGACTTCTCGCTGAGATGTATCGCGGTAAGGGTACCGAAAGATCAATCGAACAGTTTTTTAAAGCATTCTACAATGAAGACGTTGAAGTAATTTATCCTAAGAGAAGCATCTTCAAGTTGAATGATAGATTAGGGGGTTCCTTCATAGGGCCCAAGTCTTCACATTTTATTCAAGACAATAAGAAGTACCAGATATTTTCAGTTCTTTTGAAAACAGGTCTGTCTTTCATTGATTATGAAACACTATATACTAAGCTAATACATCCAGCTGGATTCCATCTTGCTGCTGAAACTCAGACCCAAGGTTCTGCTGACCTAGGGTTGGACGCAGGGGATGTGACAGATCCATTAGAAGTACCTAATTATGCAATCGAACTTCAAACTACTCAACTAGGTACTCATGTTCAAGCAACTTACTCTCTACTTACTATGGAAGAGAATGACGCGATTGATGCACGTACACAGAATGAGAAAGATACTGGCACAGGTATCATCGTAAGTTCTCTTGAGACGTTAGACCGATATGAAACACAAACACTACAGCAGTTGGTAGATGATTTTGTCACAGTCGCAGATTGGGCTGGGGTAAGACCACCAACACTAGATGATGAAGGGTTAGATCTATCTCAAGAATACGAAACCTTAGACGGTGCAGACTAAAATAACGGAACCTCTCAATGTCAAGACAAATTTTAAATACTGGTGGATCGGCAAACGACGGATCGGGTGATACTCTCCGGATCGCCAGCGAAAAAATAAATTCTAACTTCAACGAACTATTCGCAGTAGCAGCACTACCTTCTGGTGAGGGTGGTGTAACTTTAGCGTTCGTCTCTAATTACATAGACACTTCTGTTACTAATATCTTAGGTGGAATCGATCTCAGTGACGTTGCTACAAACGCTACAGATATAACATCATTAGACGCTCGTGTTACTCAACACGATACTATACTAATTGACTTAAACGCGTCAACCACAGATCTTACTCAAGATATTGCTGACATCAACACCCTGATTGCAAACACCGCAGGGCCTATCGGGCCTCAGGGTGCTATCGGTGGGCCAGGGCCTATAGGTGGTCAAGGTATTCAAGGTGGTCAAGGTATTCAAGGTGGGCAAGGTGTTTTAGGGCCGCAGGGAGTTCAAGGAATACAAGGAAATCCAGGCGAGACAGGGCCTCAAGGCGATATCGGTGCTCAAGGTATAACCGGACTTCAAGGTAATCCAGGCGATGAAGGCCCTCAAGGTGTTCAAGGTGGTCAGGGTATTACTGGTCTCCAAGGAAATCCAGGCGAAGAAGGGCCGCAAGGTGAACAAGGTGCTCAAGGTATTACTGGTCTCCAAGGAAATCCAGGCGAAGAAGGCCCACAGGGAGAGCAGGGTGCTCAAGGTATTACTGGTCTCCAAGGTAATCCAGGCGATGAAGGCCCTCAAGGTGAACAAGGTTCTCAGGGTATAATCGGACTTCAAGGTAATCCAGGCGAGACAGGGCCTCAAGGAGATATCGGTTCTCAGGGTGTTGTCGGACTTCAAGGAAATCCAGGCGAGACAGGGTCTCAGGGAGAACAGGGTTCTCAGGGTATAATTGGACTTCAAGGAAACATAGGAGAAGCTGGTGCACAAGGCGAGCAAGGTTCTCAGGGTGTTGTCGGACTTCAAGGTAATATTGGAGACGAAGGCCCACAAGGTGAACAAGGTGCTCAGGGTGTTGTCGGACTTCAAGGAAATATCGGAGAAGCAGGAGCACAAGGTTCTCAGGGTTCTACAGGAATTCAAGGTATCCAAGGAAACATTGGGCCAGAAGGTGCACAGGGTGATCAAGGTGTTATTGGCGATCAAGGTATCCAAGGTAACATTGGAGAAGAGGGCGTACAAGGTGCAGTAGGCGATGATGGTGCTCAAGGTTTACAGGGTAATGTCGGTGCAGTTGGTTCTCAAGGTGCACAGGGTCTTACAGGATTTGTGGGTGCTCAGGGTAACGTTGGTGAACAAGGTTCTCAAGGTGCTACTGGTACTCAGGGCGCAACTGGTCTAACAGGTAACATAGGCCCAGTAGGTGCACAGGGTGATCAAGGCGAACAAGGTTCAGCTGGACTACAAGGTAATGTTGGTGAGTTAGGTGGCCAAGGTGCAGTAGGTGCTGATGGTGCTCAAGGTATTCAAGGACAAGTAGGTGATGCTGGTGCTCAAGGTGCTGTCGGATCTACAGGTATCGGTGGCCCTCAAGGTGCTATCGGTGATGCTGGTGCTCAAGGTGATGCAGGCGACTCAGGCCCACAAGGCCCTGCCGGAACAACTCCAGGCCCAGTAGGCCCACAAGGAAATGCAGGAGACGCAGGGCCGCAGGGTGCTGCAGGAACAACTCCAGGCCCACAAGGCCCAATAGGAAATACCGGAGACGCGGGCCCGCAAGGACAACTTGGTCTTCAAGGTGTTATTGGAGAACAAGGTGCTCAAGGTGTTGTAGGAATACAAGGTAATGCAGGCCCTATAGGTGCTCAAGGAGATCAAGGTGCACAGGGTGTTGCTGGACAACAAGGACAAGTAGGTCTTATTGGCCCACAAGGTGATCAAGGTGTTGTCGGTACAGTTGGTGCTCAAGGTGCAGTGGGTAATAATGGTGTACAGGGTTCTCAAGGTACTATCGGCCCAGTAGGTAATCAAGGTTCTATTGGTAACAATGG